CGCATCTGCTCGATCTGGAGGTTGGTCTGAAGCAGGGATTGCTGAAGCTGGGCTTGGGCCTGCTGCTGCGCCATCTCCATCTCCTGAGCCTGCTTCTGCTGCTGCTGCTGGAGCTGGTACGCGCGCATCATCTCCTGCGCCCGCGGGGTAGTCTGGTTGCGCGGGTCCTCCAGGTACTTCATCCCGGGCAGAATGAAGTCGTCCGGGTCCCCGAGACCCCAGGTCCGGATCATCTCGTTGACGGTGTGCTGCATTCGCTCCGGACTGATCAGGATGCCCATCATCCCGCCCTGCGCGATCTGCTGCTGAATGGCGAAGACCTGGGAGAGCCCCTGCATCTTCTTGATCCGGTCACCGGTGCCAAGGCCCACCACGATGGTCGTCGAGGTCCGATCGACCCAGTTGCTCGGGTTGATGGTGACCCACTTGTTGCGGAGCTTGACCAGTTCCTCCTTCGGCCCGTAGCGGATCATCAGGTTGCGGAGCTTGATGAACATGTCCTTGACCCCGGTCTCCGCGAAGACCCGGATCACGAGACCCACCAGTTCCTCCTTCATCGACAGCACGCGCTCCATGGCATGGTTCATGCTCTCTTCTGGCATGACCTTGGAGATCGACTGCGCATTGGGGTCCAACCCACTGCGCTCCGAGCGCATCTTGTCGTAGTATTCGAGCAGTTGCTGCGCCTGCTGACTGATGACTGGAGTCGGGACCTCGGTGACAGCATCCTGGGCATCCACGCGCCACAGGCCGCCCACCTGGGACACCAGGAGATCATCCAGATCAGCCTGCCCCCTGGTGACCTTCTTGCGGGGGTTGTTGGCGAGGTCCAGGTTGTCCTCGAGCATCCGCAGGACCTTGGTCTTGTGGTCCGCGAGGCGCTTGAGCTTGTCGAACAGGCTGTAGCCGTAGAACTTGTGCGCCGCGATGAACGGGGTGGACGCGCTGAAGGGGTTCTCCGGCACCTCGTAGTAGTCCAGCAGGACCGACCCGTTGGCGCCACCGAGCACCACGAGGTACTTCTCCTCGTACCCGTCCCCGTCGGCATCCAGGGTCAGGTAGACCCGGGTGATGTCGAAGCGGTCCTGGGAGGGGTCCCCGGTCTCGTTGGTGCCGCCCTCGACCGAGTTGTCGGAGCGTTCCACGTCCTCGCGCTCGTAACGAACGTAGTTGTCCCAGTAGCGCGCCGAGCCCCGCGGGATCTCGTCGATCTTGGCCTCGTCGTACCCATAGGCCAGCAGCTCGGCCCGGGTCTTGGTCATCAGGTAGGCACACCACCGGGCGTCGGTGAGGTCGATGCTGCCGTGCTCCATGGTGACCCGGAAGCACTCCGGCTCGCAGTTCTCGACCACCGGCTGCCCGCGGGGATTGAACCGGCGCACCTCGCCACTGTGGAGCGTCTGCACCTGCCCAGGGATCGGCTCCCCGGTCAGCGGGTCCGTGACCGGCTCCTCGCGGCTCTCCTGGGACACCACGGTCACCGTGGACCCGTCCGCAGGGTTCAGCAGGAGCACCAGCTCGACGTCCGTGAGGTTCTCGTAGGACTCCTTGCGGCTGGTTACGCCCTCGTCCCAGTAGGTGCAGAACACGGCGTTCTTGAGCAGCAGGGCATCCTTGACGTGGCAGTAGAGTTTCAGGAAGCCGTTGCACCGCTTCATGAAGGTGTGGTGGACGTAGTCCGACTCGGTGGCGGCCTGCTCCTCGTCCTCGGGGTTCACCGGGTCGAAGCGCACCACGTCAGGGCTCTCGACCAAGGGCTTGAGCACGCTCGGGAGCATCCACTCGACGGCATCGGAGACGTCGGTCGAGATCACCGAGGAGGTGTTCGCGGCTGTGGGGCCGGGTGCCGTGCCCTTGTAGTAGGCATAGGCCCCGGCCCAGTTGGCTTGCAGCTCGTCGTCGGTCCAGACCATGGAGGTCTTGATCGGAGAGGCTGCCGCCGCCCGGATCTCGTCTTCCGTCAGAGGCTTGCCGTCATTGAACTTGATCGAGGACATGGGGGATTACCACCTCTCCGGGTAAGGAAGCTCGCGGTCGGACCACCGGGCGCGCCGACCGTTGCGGCGCAGCCAGCCGTTGGGCCTGACATCGGCCAGGCGCTCCTCCCGGGCCCGCGCCTGCCGCTCGGTGGGGCTCTCCGGGGTGTCGTCGTCGCGCGCCGTGTGGGCCAGGACCAGGGCGTCGAGCTTGTCCGGGCTGCGCCCGAGCATCTTGACCACATCGACCTTGGGGACAACCTTGATCTTCCCACTCTGCTCGGTCCAGGTGATCGTCTGGAGTTCCTGCACCAGCTCGTCGTCCGATGGGATGGCGATCTTGTACTTGTTGGAGGCCGAGGGGTCCAGGGCTTCCCGCAACAGCCAGTACGCTTCCGAGCGCCGGTTGACGAACCCGAGATGGTTGGACTTGTCTCGCCGGTTGGATGACGTGGACCCGACGTAGGCCTGCACCTCCGGTGCATTGAACCCGAGCGCCTTGTGCAGGTGGTCGTAGACCGAGGCGCCCACCCCGTTAGCGTCGATCACCATCTGGGTGCCCTCCTGACGATGCTTGAGAAGCTGTAGGGCGACGTCCGGGCCCGTGCGGGTCTGCTCCGGGGGTATGAGCACCGGCTGGTCGTAGAACGCCCCATAGCGCTTGAAACAGATCGTGGCGTCCTGTCCTGCCCGCGACACGTCCACCCCGAGCGCCGTCAGCGGTCGGTTGCGGGTGGCGGGGTTGGAGGTCTGCTCCTGCCAACGCACCGTCGCCTCACGAACCCACTGCGAAGGGAATACCTGCTGCGGCTTGTCACTGAGTGCCAGGCTGAAGTCCCCATAGAGCATCGCCGAGCGCAGGGGCTCGGGAAGCTTCTGGAGCTGGGCCACGTAGTTGGCATCGTTGTTCAGGTACGGGTTGTCGGTGACCCGGGCCGGGATGAACGTCCGGCTCTTGGGGTAGATGACCTCTGCGGTCCCGTCCGGCAACCGGTGGATGAACGGCAGCGGGTCGGGCCACTCGGTGTCCTGCCCGTTGAGCGCCACGTAGTACCGCAGCTCCCCCGGCGCCGCTGGACCAAGGCCGTGGGGGTCCTTGTACTGCGGGTCCAACCACGGGGCGTAACGGCGCATGACCCACGCTCCCTGCGCCGAGCGTTGCTTGTACGAGGTGCTGGGCGTGGGCGGGTTCGAGGTCAGAATGACCCGCGTGCGCAGCCCGGGCGTCGTCGTGCGGTTCCAGGTGGACAGGTAGTCGATGATGTACTCAGGGAGCTGGGTAGCCTCATCGAAGGCCAGCAAGTCGTGCGGGATGCCCTGGTGCCTTTCCTCGTCCCCGGGGTTGGGCACGCCACCGAACTCGATCAACTGGTTCGGGTGTGACGCCAGGCCTTCCGGAATCCGCCATTGACCGTCCTGCTTGTTCAGCCCATCCCGGGTGCCGAGGGTCTTGGCTATGTCGTCGATCATGCCTCGAAGCTGTGTGGACTCCAGGCGAATGATCAGGGACCGTTGGTGCTGCGTCAGGGCCAGACCAATGATCAGCGAGGACTTCCCGCCACCCGCGGCACCACCGTAGAACACCTCGTCTGCCTGGGAGTAGTAGGCCATTGCCTGCGGCCCGGGGTTCGGCGCCCACATGGCATGCTGCGATGCAGCAATGCTCTCCTCCAACGCGGCCCGTTCCTCGGGCGACATGGCCTCGACCAAGGCCTTGGCCTCCCTGTAGCGGTCCTCGGGAGCGAAGGAGGCGGCCCGGGAGTGGACCGTGGAGGGGACCGCGGTGGGGATCACGAGTCGAGCTTCGGTGGCGTGGGGGCTGGGGAGGGAAGCGCGGACTGGCGCACGAAGTCACTGACCCCGCGAATGGAAGCCAACCGCTGAGCCAGCTCCTCGGTGGAGTAGCGCCGGGTCTCGGAGACGTCGTTCAGCTCGATGGCCTTGAGGTCCGGGAGCACCTTCGAGAGCAACTTCATCTGCGTGTTCAACCGCACCGTCAGGGTCTTGACGTCGTCCTGATTGAGGGGGACCCAGCCAATCATCTGCTCGCGGTTCGATTCGAGCATCTCCAGCGCAGTCATCCCGTTTGGAGGCTGCGCGTATTTCGGCCTGTAACCGATCAGCAACCATTGGAGCGTCTGCTGGATCTGCTCGAAGATCGAGGACCCATCGAGCGCCTCCCTGGTCAGCGCGGCTTTGCGTTGTCGTGTGCTCATGCGCGGAGTGTAACTCATTTTTTTTGAAGAAAAAGAGTGCGAGATTCCCTTGCATTTTGGGGTCTAGGGGGCGGGATTCCGGAATGGGTGAGGCCGGGTACGCAGGCAACGGCAGCCGCAAAGGGGGGTGGCGGGGTCCCCTCCCCCTGCCTTCAAAAGTGTCAGACTCCCATGAAACAGAGACCCGGGCCTCCGGAAGCACAACATGGGATTGACTATCATAGGGTCTCAGAGTGCAAGACCTTGAAGTCTAAAGACATTCGTCTCTGGATCAAAGACCATAGGACACTGACGGGACATTCCGGATTGCTACCGTAGGCTGGG